AAGTAGTTGTTTAATGTTTTTTATATAATCTAAAATTAAATCTGTTGATCTAATAATAGCATATGATCCTGGGTTGGTGTTGTAGTATTCTATTGTTGAGTTTTTAGCATTTGAGATTAAAGGAGATAAGTTGTTAAGTTCATCTTCAATTTTACCAAATATATTAATTCTTTCTTGTTGGAAATCTTCTGCTTCTCCCTCGTATAATTTCTTAACTTCTATTCCTGATCCTTTTATTTTTTTAGGAACAGGTTTCCATCCTAATTTATAGTAATAAATATTCTTAGTTCCCTTAGAATTAGTATTTTTTTTAAATGCTCTTGGTGTAGCATATTGAGCGCCCGTTCCTGGGGTGAAAGAAGCACCACCTTGAGAAGTTGCAGATTGTTCTTTTAGGTCAGAATATTTTTTAAGTAAACGAGAAAATCTATTTCTTAATGATTTACCTAATTTTAATAGTGGTTCTAATTCTGGTATGTTAGTTGATTTATTAAAACTGTTTAATTTTTCAACCACCTTGTCTATATCAGTGTATAGTCTCTTAAGATTAGGTTTATACTCAACATCCCACGTAATGGTTTGAGTTTCGGGGTCTATGCCGGATTTTGTGGTGATAAAGTCCTCAGCTTCTTTAAGTGATTTAAAGACAGATATTATTTCTTCTTTAAACTGTTTCATGTACTGTTTCTAATTCATTTATTAAATCACAATATTGAAGGAGATTAACTAAACTACTATCACTTACTCTATTTGAAATTTGTTTAGCGTCTATTAAAGATATTATTTCATTTATTTTAATTTGTGTGACTTTATCTTTAACATTTTTATTACTGTTAATGAGAGTATTTTTAACCTCATTTAATTTAGTTAAATAAAATTCTTTTAGACGTGGTTTGTTATCTATAGAATAAATAACTTCCTTTAGAATTTCTTTTTGGGATGTAGTTAAATTTTCATACTTCCCATTAAATTTTTCAAGAAGTATTCTATATGTTAACATTTTAACATCTTTATCTTCTTTACTAAGTTCTTCCAAAACACCATTCCTAACAGACTTTTCAGTGATTGGGGCGGCTGTAAGGTGTTCTAGGATAGTTACTTTATTGGAAATAATATATTCAGGGTTTACACCTTTTTCAACATTATATATTTCCAAAAGAGTATAGAAGGCAGCATGTACCTTATAGTGAGGGAGTTTATGATTAAAAAACTCATTTACATTATAGTGTTCTTTTAACTCACTAATCAAATTATATTTTTGTTTCTTAATTAACCTACGATTGAGGGTTTTAGAAGATTCAATTAAAGTGTTAATTGTAATGTCAGCTCTAGTTTCAGTTAAACTAGTTTTATTAAGAAGATTTTCATACAATCTGTATTCTTTGCCTAATTCAGTTTTAACAAAATACTTTTGTAGAAGATTTTTGATTGGGGAGTCTTTACCTTCGAGTGTGTCTGAAGTGATTTGTCTTACTAGGAGCTCAAAAAGGATTCCAGTATTCTTATACTTTGAATGTTTAATTTTCATCCTATAATAGGGTTTACTTATAAATATATAAAAAGATATTAATCTCGTATTTTATCTTCATCTAACAATGATCCTTTTTTTTCATCTTTTTCAAATACCATACGTTTACTAGTAGGGATTTTATCGATGATTGCCTTTTCTTTCAATGAAAGTGGGGATCCGCCGTTATATTGTGGTTTTATAGAATCAGAAGAATCATTATCTTTTTTCATTCCTAAATTTCCTATTCTATCTTTACCAAAGGCGTTATCTTGAGTATTTCTTCCAGATACTTTTTCTTTAGGACGTCCTAATGATTTTTTCTCATCTGTATCGTATCCATCGGGAACATTTTTAGGTTCAGAATACATTCTTTCTTTACCATATAGTGAAGCTAAATCATGAGGTGTACCATAAGATTTACCTGTTTCTAAAGGATCGTTTCCTTCATTTTCGATTTGAGTTATTCTAAATTTACGTTTGGAATCTTCTCTAATCAAATCTCTAAACTCATCATATTGATCTTCACTCATATGGAAAAGGTGATCGTAAATGAAATCAGTAGGAAATAATTTTTGATCCATCATTTGAGAAGCTAAGTCCATTTTTTCTTTCATTAATGCAACTCTTTCTTGATCATAAATGATTGAAGGAGTGGTTAATGTAAGCTTAAAATTTGACAAACTTTCATCTCTATAACCTTGGGAATATAAATGAACTAAAGCAATTTTATTTAATTCAGAAACAAATATTCTTTGGATACGTTCAATTGTACGAGCAAATCTAATATCTTCAGCTGCTAAAGTTGCTTTACCTGTTAGATCTTTTTCATATCCCAAGAAGGCTTTTGGTACTTTAAGAGCTGCAAATAATTTATCTCTTAAATATTCAACATCCGTAATACCATCATATTGTAATCCACCTAAGGTTTCGATTTGGGTTGCTTGATCATTTCCTCTTACGGGAACATAGAAATCCTCAAGTAGATTCTGCATGTTATACTTGAGATTATAATCGCCCGTTTGTTGGTCAATGTAAGGTGTGCGTTTCATGTTTGAAATTGTTTTCTGCATGAAGTTTTCTACTTCGGCAGGAGCAATATTACCAACATTGATTTTAAATACACGTTTTTCAGGAGCACGAACAATTCTATGAATTAACATAGCATCTTCCATTAACGAATATTGTTTAAATAATTTACGAGCAGGTTCGATGTAACTTCTTCCATATGGTAAAAAGTTTGTATCTGTTAACAAGCGGAAATGAGCCATTTCATAGTTATCAAACAGTATTGAACCTGCTTGAGTATCGTTACCAGGTACATTATAGTAACCACTTGAAGGTGATACACCTTCAGGATCAAATCTAAATCTTATTGAGGCGGGGTTATCTTTATCATACCCTTCTTGTCTTTCAATGTGATATGCTGTATAAGGAATAACATTGTAAACACCAAATTTTTCCGCAATTTCTAATTTTAAGAAAAAATCACCATACTTACACATATTACGAATCCAAGGCCATAGGTTAAATTCTATGTTTAGAACATCGTAAAATAAATTATATAGGATTTTTTGGATATCTTCATCTGGGGATTTAATGGCCAGCACCTCTCCCATATCATTTTTAAGAGTACTTTCATCTGAAATAATATCAAGGGCAGATGCAATGATAGCATCCGTATCCATAGCATCATACTCTGAGTAGAGTTGGGGGCGTAAGGTTTGGTAGTTAAAGGAGTTTTGATGTCCGTATAATGAAGTACTTGAATTAGTGTATAAACGATTATATCGATCAACTAAGGAATTTGTTTGGAATTCCCCAGACTGTTGAATTGTGTTTATATCTAGTACTTTTAGTTGGTCTCCACCATTATTTCTAATGATAACATCAGTAGAAAATAATCGTTGTAGTCGTGAAAATAAGCCTTTATCTGCCATTTGATTAAATTATATAATTATAAATATTAAAGTAACCATCTAATATCCTCTTCCCCATTAGAATATGGATTATCCATTTTCCATGGGTTATCTTGGGCATTAGATGAATACCCTCCCTGATAAGGGGTGTTTGTGGAAGTTGTGTTGTTTAACATACTCTTGTACATATCCTCTCCATGTTTGCTAAATTGTAAAGCCGTTGATCTAATATATTGGCCTATTGAAAACGACATTACTAAATCATCATTAAACCCCGATTGTGCTTCTGCTCTACTATTTCTCCATACAAAGGTTTTCATTTCAGATAATAATCTTTTTGATTGGATTATTGTACCTTTATCAGCAATAGCTTCTTGAAATTTATTTATACAAATAGGTCTAGTTCTAGAGGTCATTGAAAATCCAGGGGTTAGTTTTGATTTGTCAGAGTATTCATTAAAATACGAATCTGATTTCATTTCTCCACTCTTAGGTGAATGGTAAAAGTTTTGGTATCCTCTTTCAAGTATGGTTTGAATTGTAGACCATCCAATATTAGCATTTTCTACTACTAATAAAGCGTTATTATATTCAGTTGCTATACCCACTAATAAATATCCAAATTCTTTTGTGCCAATTTGCCCTTTATACTCACCAACTTGAGTGTTATTTTCAATGTCCAATATATGGAATGCAGAAAAATCTTTACTGTCACCTCTAGCTACATCGGCTATTATCATATAATTACGAGAGTAATCTGCAGGTTCCCATATCCATAAGTTACGATCAGCTCCCCGCTTCTCCAAGGGATCTTTAACATAAGTTTCTTTATAGAAATCCATAAATTCACTATAAAAAACAGTGTCACCTGAAGTGTTGAAATCACAGTCACACTCTTGGGCTGCTAATCTAGGATCACCTAGTAAAATATCTTGTTTATCTCTCCAAGCTTGGTCTCGTTCAGGGTGTACTTGCCAAGGTAATCTAATAGGTAAAAATTCACTATCAATTGAGTTTTCAGCATCATCCCACATTTTATGAAACCAGTTACCTGTACCATATGGAGTTGATAGTACAATTGCTCCACCCCCAGTTGCTAGGGTTTGTTGTGCTGATGCCCATGTCTCAGCTATATTATCAATAAAAGCAGCCTCATCAATTATCAATAAGGATACTGCTTCAGATCGTGCAGCATCGGGGCTTGAGGATTTGGCTTGGATTTTAGATCCATTTTTTAGTTTTAAAGATAGTTTGTTATTTTCTTCATGTGCTATTTTTAACCATGAGGGTAGATTTTCATACATGAATTGAACTTTAGAAACTAAGTTTCGGGCAGTTGCTTGGGTTGTTGCTAGGGCTAATATGTTTTTATTTTCAAAGAAAATCATTAACCATAAAGCATATCCTGATGAAAGGGTTGAAAGGCCTAATTGTCTAGATTTAAGTACTACACTGTATGGATTTTCTCGAAATAGCTTTAAAACTTTCTCCTGGAATTTGTATAATTGGAATTGAATTCTACCTCGTTGGGGGTGTTGGATGTAGCAATACTTTTTCATAAAGTATGCAGGGTTTGTTGCGCACTTTATATATTCTTCCCTTAATATATTTTTTATATCTTGACTCATATAAATAATATAAGAGCTACTATTGCCCCTAACAAACCTCCTCCTAAAATTTTAGTTGTAGTTTTAAGATTTTTATTTTTTTCACTTAAATCACTATTTTCTTTTTTTAATCTAGATACTTCTTTAGTATGGAGGCTATCCTGTAGGGTAAAATTATCTATTTGATTTAGGTAATTTATTTCTTTTTGTTCTAGGATTGAAATAGTACTGTCCTGAAGGGATATTTTACCCTTATAAACAGTAATAAGTGTTTGGGTTACTTGAAGTTCTTTATCTAATGAATCTTTTTGGATTAATTCAATAGAAATTTTTTGAACTATATCATATGGAAGACAAATATTACTTGTATCTGTTTGTGAGAAAGTTGCGTAACTCAGAAGGAGAAGAATTACGGATGTTGTGTATCTTTTTACCATAATAGTTTCTTATATTTTCTATATTTAAATTAATTGAATCTATCTTATGGTCATACACTATAAGACTATCTCTGTATTTTTGTATTTCTGTTTCAAATTGGGTTTGTTCTTGTTGTAAAATAACTAGTTCTGAATCTAAACTGTCAATTTGTTTTTGGTACTTGTCTACAGTGTAGAGAGCGTTTCCCCTATCATAAAGAGAAAACGCTAACCCTATTATTAATATTCCTATAATCCCTAATAGGATTAATTTAGTCTTATCTAATGTTATAACCTTTTTCATTTAAAAATGTTAAACTTTAACTTCTCTCCCAGCGGTACGTTTAAGATCGTCAAGCATTGATTTTGAAAGTTTATATTCTTCTTTTGCTTTCTTTAAATAAGCATCTACTTTAGGTTTATCATCTTTGTATTTTTTAATGAATCTAACTCCTAAATTAAATTTTTCTTTCTTTTCTTCTGGTGTGGAAGATACTGTTTTAACTATATCGTCTTTTTCTCCATCTTTAACTGCTTCTTTATCTTCAGAATCCATTCCAGATAATTTTCCAGCGGGACGTCCTCGTTTACCTGTTGAAGGTTTTTTAGGTTCTTTATTAGATGTATTTTTGCCTGCTTTTGATTCAGCTTCACCTTTTTCTAGTACACCAACAGCAATAAGATCAGATACTACAGGACGAATTTTTTGTTGAATTACTCCTAACTCTCTTGCTACATCAGCCATAGTTTTTTTACCATCTACTTTAGATAAAATAGTATCAACTACCTTTTTAAATTTTTCCTTTTTATAGCGAGGTTCAATTTCTTCATTAGGATCTATACCTTTTTTTAAGGCAAAAGCCATTTCATTTAAATCTTCTTCAGAAAGAACGTTTTGGATTTCTTCACGTATGATTTCAAGTAAACGAGTTTTTTTCATTTTTATGTATTTTTAGTTATAAATATTAATAAAAAATAGAGGAGATGATTTTATCTACTCGTTCTTCGGTAGTACCTGATAGTTCTCTGTAATTTCTAATATTTTTTTTATTATTCTTTATAATATTTTGAATTGAATTGTCTATTTTAGTTCTATATTGAGAGTCTATTTCTCGTACCCCATTATCTTCTATTGGAAGTCCTTCAGGAGAAATATAAAATATATAATCATATTCTTTAATAAGGTTTACAGCTAATTTACAATAATCATCAGCATATCTTATGGGGATGGATTTTGCTAGAGAGGTAAAGGCCATCACATCAATTACAGTTCGGTCTGTCACCATATTAAGTTGGAGGAGTTCACTACATCTCTCAGCCAAAAATATTACTTGACCTTTTATTGTAGAGTCGGTATTTAAAGGGATACCTAAATCTCTTAAATGTTTACTTCTTTCAGTAGCAAATGTATAATTTTTAAATTCTGCTCTATCTTTTAAAGCATTTACTAGTGTTGTTTTCCCAACACTCATTGTTCCTGTAAAACCTATTTTCATGATTGGATTTTTTTATGTGGTTCTAAATTTATAGGTATGCTTCATAAGATTCAACACCATATTTTTGATCTTTAGTATCATAAGTATATTTTACACCTAATTCTCTTACATTTTGTAAATTATAAAAATCAATTATCCCATCCAATGTAGGTGAGGTGTAATTTGGATTTTTATGTAAAATTTCACCATAAGCTGTAGGTGGGGTTATTCTATATTCTTGCCAAGTTCCATCTAAATTAAGTCTTCGATCAATAATAACTTTTATTTTTTTATATTCGTAAATTTTTTCTTTTGCCATAACTATTTTCATGATTGGATTTGTTTATAATATTCTTCTGATTCTAATTTTTCATTTAATATCGCTTCTACAACATATATTCCTTGTGCTCCTGAGACTGTTATACCTCTTGCACTTAAAGCGTCACCTACGAAATGTACGTTAGGATAAGTTGTAAGCCCAAGATCTTTATAATCTACTAATGGTTCAGGTGAAAGATATTTTACTTCGGGCATATAAACACCCCAATCATTACCTAATGTTGGAAATACTTTTTTCATATCTTCAATAAAATCTTCAATGAAGAGAGCATAGTCACCTATAGCATCATATAGGGGTTGGAGACTATTTACTACTTCAGTTTCAACATAAACACCCTCAGATGTTTTGGATGGTACTCGTTTTGATGGGGAGAAAAATGTACCCTTACCATCTATTTGTAGTTTTTTAACTGCTTCTCTTGCCCAATCAAAGGGTTTATCTATGCCTTTAATTTCCATTAAGATACCAAAATTAGTCATATTATTTCTAAAGGATTCATCTTTTTTAGCATGACCATTATAACTTATATCTCCATAAGTATGTTCTGCAGCTACATAGGCTGCATTGTTATTTGTACAGAATGAGCGAAGCGATACACCTTTGTCTTCAAATTTTCTATATAATTTAAAATCATAGGATACATCGATTAATTTTTGGAAGTGTTTTTGGGGTGCTTCAAACCTAACACCTATTTGTACTGGTTTAGGTTCAGTTGGTAGTTTATATTGTTCAGCTAATTTTTTACCAAAGTCAATACCTGATTTACCTACACCAAATACTAGTTTATCATAATCAATATAACCCCCAACACCTTTATTAGGCATTTCTTCATATTCTAAATGGTTATTTTCAAATGAAATGTTTTGTACTTTACTCTCCCAAATAAATTTAACACCACCATCAACTAAAAAATCATACCAATTTTTACCTATTTCATGTAGATAATCTGTACCTATATGCCAAACAGGAAATAATCTTAACCCAAAATAAGGTTTAATAAAATCTGGTTCTGCTTGAGGGTCCGAACATTGTACTTCTTCTGGTTTAGGGTGGAAACGTTTAAAATTATCTATCACCTGATCAAATAATTCCATTGCTTTATCTTCACCACAATATTTACTTAATTGACCACCAATTGAAGTATGATAAGTTAGTTTACCATCACTCCAACCACCAGCTCCTAAAAAGCCTTCCATTACTTCGGAATATTTTCTATTATATGGATCTTTACCCATATCAATAATAGTTATTAGTTCTCCAGGATAACCATTATCTACTAACTTAGTAGCAGCATTAACACCTGCTACACCTGCTCCTACAATTACTATTTTATCTTGCATTTTTAATTTATTTTATATGTTAGTATACGAAAAAAAGATCTGTAATCCAAATATTTGGGCTACAGATCCATGTTAAGTTTATTTTAATCGACTAGGCTATAAATCTAGTCTGTAAGGGTTGTTTTTTAGCAATCGCAACAAGAACATTTACATGATATTCCACAATTGCATGCTTTACAATCACATTTATTCATTTTTATTTATTTTTAATTTTAAGGTTCCTGTTCCTTTAATGACTCTATGCCATTGATGTCTAGGTATAAATATACGTTCTTTTATGGAGGTAGGTAAGCTATTATCAAGTTGTAACATCCAATCTGTTTCACCTATAATTTCAACTACTCTATCTTCATTATCACGATGCCACATTAATTCAATTGGATCTATATTATCTCCAAATTCACGAATAATATATTCATCTGTAACTTCTATGTCTGTGTAGGGTTTCAATTTTCTTTTCTTTCTTGCCAATCGTAAGATATACTATCTTCTGTGATAGGACCACCTTTAGCCCAAGTTCTACAAGTTCTAGCTGAATGGCATTTAAAGTTATGCATCCAACAATATCCTAATCTACCATCACCATCTGATACTTTGCCAGGCATACATTCATCCATTCTAGGTGAAATATCAAAAGCAACACAATTACCACAAAGTGTTTTTTTAGCAGCTTCTTCTGTTGTATCCCAATATTCAGCTAATTCTTCCCAATAATCTCCAGGTTCATCTACATTTAATGGACCATATTTAATGTAATCAGCTTTAATTGAAGCATCTCGATTTTTAGTGTTTAACTCTAAATTTTGAGTAGCAGTAGGACAAGCCATTGCTGCCTCATATAATCTACCTTCTGCTAAATATTTTCTTAAGTCGAAGTTTTTCATAGTTATTTTGTTTTACCCCATGTTTTACCTTTACCTTTATCTTTACATTTTGCAGGTGTAGGTCGGCATGAAGGGTATTTTGCACGTTTTTCGCCTTTTTTTCTACCACAAGACTTATATTTCATCTTGCCTGTTTTTTTATCTTTTCTTCCAGTGTTACAGTCTACCCATCCACTTTCTTTACCTGCTGCTCCTTGACGTTTAAACCATTTATAGAGTGATTCGTCTTCAAGGATAATTTCTTCTATTATATCTTTAAGTTTAGAGTATCCTGAACCATAAGGAGCAGCTTTACCTGATTGAGGGTCATCTGATTCTTTTACACCTTTCCAAATATTACCTTTACGACATCTAACTACAGCACCGGATTTATAAGCAGAGGGTTTGTCAAATTTGCGATCAGCAATACGCAGACATCTGTCTCTCTTCTTTTTCTTTTCTGAGATGATTTCTTTTACTATTTTTTTTAATCTATCCATTTTACCAAAATCCTGAAAATGATGATTTTAAACCTAATAACTTAGCATATCGAGGTAATCTACAACTCCAATATCCTGCCTTTGTTTTGTCTTTTTTTTCTGAGCATTTATGACGTGCGGCGAATGCATTACGTGCTTTTTTATCGTTAATTTTAGCTCTTAAACCACCTGATCCGAAACGTACTGTCTTGATATTTCCGGTTTTAGGGTCTTTAACATAAACCTTATATGCTTTACCTCCTGAAGAGTCGCGGGTTGGTTTATTTAGTTTTTTATTGTCGTTTTTAGCTTCTTCTAAGGGTAGTAAAATATAATCACCATCTCTGTGTTGTTTAACACTAGTCATATCTTTAAGAAGATTAACTACTTCGTCTTTTTTAAACCCTAGTTTAACTAATTCTTTAACTAACGGTTCTAAACCAGCAGCTCCACCTTCTTTAGATAATGTTTGTTTTATTACTTCAATACCTTTAACAAGGTTTTGATCTATGACTTCGTTAATTGATTCTGGAATGTCAAAATGACTACCTAAATGTTTTTTAAAGAAATCAAAGTCATCACTTGAAAAACCTAAGAATTGGTCATTCATTAAATTTCGATAAACACCTTTTCCACCTTGTTCTTTGCCTGTGTATCTCCACATCCCGCTTGAAATAGATGTATCTTGGTATCTTATGTTTTTATTTAAATCAAAATCTGGGTAGTTAGAATCTGATTCATTTAAGTCTTCTTTATGGTATAGTTTTTCACTTTCACCATTAGGACCGCTCCCGTCTTTATCATGAGGGTTACCTGACATTAATGAACCATCAGGCATTTTATGTAATTTCCCTTTCCATTCTTTACCGTCTTTAGTGTAATGTGGAACACCTTCTTCTTCATTTAACATAGGTAAATCTAAAGGTACTTTAGTACCATCTTCTAACATACCATAATTTCCAAGATCAGTTTCTGTTAAAATTTCTTTATCATCTTCATTTACATTGAGGATTTCACGTAAATATAATGCACGAGCTTCTGCCCATAAATTAATGAAAGAATCCGAACCATAGCGGAATGTGTTTTCGGTTAGTGGGAGTTTATTTTGCACGTGATACCGCAGATTTTCCGATAATATATCACGTTTAACAATACTTTCATTTAATACTACTCCTAGATTTGGAATACTATCACAAGAGTTACATCCGCAGTTACACATATTATTTTATTTTAATTTTTATCCCCAAATTTTATCAAAGTTAATACTTATAGCACTTTGTTTTACTTCAAAATCATCTAATAAATCTTTGCTATTTTCTAACTTACTAAAATCAATTTGGAAAAATTTAACATTACCATTATCTTTCACATTAGCCAGGTGATTACCATCTCCAGGTTTTCTATTTAGTTTAGGTCTGAGTAGTTGAATGGCCATTTTAGTAGCCATTTCTTCAGCATTATCACCGTCAGATATATTTATGTGGAATATACCCTATTTACATTATCTTGAATATTTTTAAATAGTGGGTATTCACCTGATAGGTTACTATTTTTATCTAAAAGATTTTTAAATTCTTTTACTTTCTCCATAGCAGTTATAAGTTGAGAACCTCTAAAATTAGTTGGATTTATAGTTTTTGGTGGTGCTTTTTCACCCTCAAAAACACTTACTAGAGCATTAAAGCCAAATATAATAGAAAGTAGTGATAAATTTTCTTTATCAGCTCCAAACCTACCCAAACCATGTAAACCTGTATCCTTAGACCAAGATTTTACTTCAACCCCTTGACCATTAAAAAATAGATCTGGGTCATCTCCGCTTCTACCTTCTTCAACTTTAGCACTTTTTGAAAAGTGGTATAACCAATATAAAGCAATTTCACCATTTCCTACCCCTAAAGAACCTGCACTACCTATTTCTTTTCCTACTTTAGGTGGTTTAACTGGGTAGAGTTTATCAAACATTTCCTTATCTTCACCACTTATGCTAATACTAAAGGTGTTTGAAGTGTATGGGTATTTTTTCTTAGGGGTGGGTATTGGTTTATCTTTCCAATCACTACCATACAGAGCGAACCTAATAGTATCATTATATATTTGTGAACCTCCTCCAGGAATTATGGGTTGGTCAGTAGATTCAACCTCAGTTTCTTCTGAGAGTCCGACTTTTTCATCTAAAAATTCACTTAACAATGTCTCCAACAATAAAACATCCTGATCATTGTCCATGTCAGGATATCCTTTATCAAACTTATATGCTATACTATTTAAATATTTAGTAAGTGGGTCCATTTATTTTATTTTATTTTTTCACATTTAATTATGTTTTGTAATACTAATTATTTCATTGGATTTTACATCTAAAACATAACACCCATAAAAACTTAAATCTTTATTTTCCAAATCAATTAATTCAGAAACATCTTGTAATGTTGGGGTTTGTTTTGATTCAACTATTTCATCAAATTTATCAAAATCTTCTACACCAAATTCTTCAGGATCATAATCATCTAAATCTATAAAAACCTCATTTAGTGGTTTTTTAAATTTAACATTGATATATGGTATATCTGTTGATATATTACTCATAGTATCTATCATTTTAAATTTTATTCTTTGAACAGGGATAGCTGATTTGCCAGATGATGTAAAACTTTGTTGGTTAGCTTTTAAACCATTTTTAAATTCAGGTTTCCATACAGTATATCCTTCATCTCCTGCTCTTTCAAAATCATCTTGTGATTGAAGGAATGAAGTATTTAATTCAATTTCTGTATGCTCATTTAATAGCTTACCTTCAGCTAAATATTTTCTTAAATCGAAATTTTCCATTTTATTTTATTTTATTTGCTTAGTTAAGCTTGCAAATTTATTTTAATTTAGCATCAATTACTTTTTTAACTGAAAGGGCTCCAGCATTTTTCATCATTGCTGGGGCCATTCCTGTAAAGATAGCATCTAAAATTTGTTTTAGTTCGGATGGGTTATTAATTTGAGAAAGGGAGGGTTTACCTGTTCCTTGAAGATATTTAATTAAATTGGTAACTTCAATAGGAGCTTTTTTAGTAGGTGCTGCAGCAGCTGCATCAACTTCAAGCATACTTAAAATTTCTTTTTTAATGATTTCTTTTAGTACTGATTTTTTCATAATATGTTTGTTTTCTTTAATTATTTTAGTAGCAAAAAAACTTCCAGGGGCTCCTGATTTGATTTGTGATAATATTTTTGAGATATTCATCTCTATGTGAGGATAAAATCGTTTCCATTATATTTCTACTGTTACATCTTCAGTGTCATCTACAGCTGCCTCAACCTCTTCTCCACCTCCAGTGTCAAATGAATCTTCTGCAGCACCTTCTTCATTTTCTTCTTCTATTTCGGGACCATATCTTAAAAGACGAGCAATAGCTTCTGCAGCACGTTCTTCTTCTGGTAGGTTTAGAAGGTAATATTTTTTCCCTGCAATTTGAGCTATCCAACTTCTTTTACCATAAAGTAAATAAAAGTTTTGGTCATTCTTCAAATTAATTCTAAATGTAGTAGGACGTGGGGCAACCCAATCTATTGATGATAGAAAATTATCAAATTCAGTTGTTAAAAGATCAACTATAATTTTTTTAAGTTCAGGAAACTTAGTTAACTCATCATATTCAACAGCTGCTTCTTCGGCTTTTTGAGAGGATTTATATACTTGAGGTGCAAGTTGTTTAATTTTTAATATGAGTTCTGATTTAGTCATGAGCTTACTTTGATAACTTATCTAATATTTTTTCTACAAGTGCTGCTTTAGCATCTTCATCAGAGGGTAATGTATCTATTTCACCACGTTCCCATTTTTCATTAAATTCCTTTTTAGCAGCATTGATGGTCTTGTTAGTTACGAAATTGTCTTCTTGAAATTTTTTCCATGCTTTATCCTTAGCTACATTTTCATTAATTGCCCCTTCCTCACTTGCAACATCAACCATTGCATCAATTTGAGGTTCTTTAAGTTCAAAATCAAGGTAATGTTTAGCTGAGACTAGCATAGATTTTGATTTAATGATTTTTGACTGCCACCAGTGTGGGAAATCAACTTCACCTTGACCTTCAAATTGATCAACCATTTTATAAAGCTCCATAGCATATTTTCCAATACGGTATAGATCTGATTTTAGCATATGTGGTTCATTATCTTGATGGCCTAGATCTAGGTCTTCTGCTAAAGAATCTGTAGCTGTAAATTTATATTCTGCTTTTTTGTTAGCTTTTTCTATAGCTTCATCTCTCGATAATCCAGAATACACTACCTTTCCTTCAGCATCAATGACATCATATGCTCTAAGGGATGGTTTATAATCTTCTTTGACAAGATCTTTATAAGCAGAACCAAGATCACCATCATAATCAAAAAAAACTACTTTTTTACCTATCTTAAGTAAATCATCACTTGAAAGTTTACTGGAGTTTTTTCCCATTTTTTCTAAATAGAATTGAGCAATAGTTTCATGATCATACTCAATACCTACTGCCTTTTTCTCCTCAGGGGATAAATCAGCATAAGCTTCTTTAACATTAATATTTGTTTTTAAAGTTACATTATGCATTTTACCACTATTTTTAGGAAATTCAAATTTTTTCAGTCCTTCATCTCTAGCAGCATCAGCAGCTACTATAAAGGCATTTGATTCTTTTATAGGGTTTTTTAGAGCATCTTGAATAAGTTCTCTTAATTTTTCTTTGTCCATTGTTTGTTCTTTTTTTTCTTTAGCTTTTTTTACAGCTGTTTTATACATCACAAAGTTAGCTTGTTCTAAACCATATTGATCTATCCACGTTTGTTTATCCTTAATAAAAGCTTTCATATATTCTTTTATTTTGGCCTGTTCTTCAGGGGTAATAGTGTTGGGCAAACTTTCATTTAATTCAGATGTATACAAAGCTTGAATATATTTTTTAGCTTTAGCTACAGTATCTGAACATCCAACTGGTTCTTTACTTAATTTACCGTTAGAATATTTTTTATATACGCATTTACCTTTTCTTTCGTAGGGCATTTTATTCTCCTGAGATATATTGGCGTGTTAGGAATGTTACAGTATTTCCGAGTTGTTGGATAAGTTTTTCATTATCCATAGATTTAGCTATTCCAAGAGCTTTCATTAAATGGCTAAGAACTTCTCCTTCATCACCTTCCATTTCAGGGGCATCAATATCACCTTCTTCAGTTGTAGTTTCTTCATCAGTAATATCTACATCCCCCTCTTCAGTTTCAACATCTTCTTCAGCTCCAACTTCTTCTTCAGCTCCAACTTCAACTTCAACTTCTTCTTCTTCATCTTTTTTAGCTTCTTCTAAAGGTGTGTCTTCTAATTCAGCGATTACCATTTCACGAATTTTTTCACGGAGAGCAGATTTAATATCTTCATCTTTCCCAGCTTCAAATCCCGCTCCATAAGCGTCTTCTTCACCAGTATCTTTAGCTGTTACATCTTTAGATCCTTTATCATCACGTTGGAATTCATCATATGATTCATTAAGAAAAGGATTAGATTTTTCAATGGTTTTACTCTCAGTTAAGAATTTTTTTAAGTCAAAATTATTTTTCATTATAGTGTTTTGTTATAAATATTACTTTTTTAGTCCCTCTAGATATTCTATCACATCTTCTAAAGATTCTTCAGCTCTTTGCTTATTTACTCCACCTACCCATTTTTCTACTTCACCTGCTTCGGTGATATATCCTTGAGTACTTTCATTGAGTTTGGAATTGTAAAAGTTTTTATATTCTTCAATTAGATGGTCAATTTCTTTATTATAAGTTTCTTTTACATAATCTTCCCACTTACCTTCAATTTTAAGTTTAGTTTCAAACTCAGCTCTACAATCAACACAAGTTCCATAAGATTTATAATAGTGTGGATCTAACTGTCTATCCATAATTCCTTTACATTTAGGGCAGAATAGAGGAAGAGTAGCTTTTTTAAATTTATCTAACTTTGTGATGTTTTCTTTAATACCATCTCTAATAGTCCAACTTTTACCTCCTTCTTCCCAAACATCACCTTCGATATGTTCTTCAGTAGATGACTTAGAATAACCAACTCCGTCGATTGTTCGGCTTCCAGATTTACCTTTTACAAGGTTTCTAATACGTTGGACGTCTCTTTCTCCAAATTGTTTTTTTAATACACTCATAAACCTAATTTATCTAATTCTTTGTTAACCTGATCTGCGGATTTATATAATATTCCAATTCCACCAGCATCTCTCCATTGTTGTATATTGCTTTCTCTATCATCAATTAAAATATGGTTGGGGGCTGCGTAGTTTTTCTTTAAGTGTGATAGAGATAAGATTAATTTTGTGTTTGGTGTTTTATCTCGTCTCCATAAACGTTTTCCTATTTTAGATGTTTCACTACGTGATGGGGATGATAGCAAAGCATGGTCATGTTGTGAAGCTCTTTTATATAAACTTTCCCCACCCGGCATCCATTTCATACCACGCCAAAAACCAACACCTGATTTGTCTATGGCTTTCCAAAATTCTCCTATAGTGTGGTTTAATTCAAATTCTTTGGGATACATGCCTGTTATATCTTTGAATTGTTGATCAAAATCAACCAACACTCCATCCATATCTAAAAATATTTTATATTTCATAACCTTTTCTTCATTTTCGAATATAGGTAAAGATAATGCTTTTCCCCTACTTCTCCAAAGGTCTAATATTTCTTCTTTCTCTTCTGGGGTGATTTTTTCCTGGGAGGTGAATATGTTTAAATAGTTATTTATAATATCTTTAAAAGGTTGTTTTGATTTTTTGGCTTTAAAATATAAACCTTGAAGCATCGCATCTACTTCTTTTTCTAATTTGAAGTATTGGGATTTAGATAATAGATCAGCATCAATTAAATCTCTTATTAATTGATCATCTTTCATATATTTACCCGATTTTAGGTTTTCCCCATCTTGGGTTAAATGTTCAAGTTCATGTCTTACAACATCTTTAATATCAAATGATATATCTTCCCAAGAAGGATTCTTTGTAGGGTTTTGAGGTATTTTAAATTTAACTGATAGTAGTGGAGTAATTTCTTCACCTTCATCATCATATCCAGCGTTTGCTCCACCATCTACTTTATATTCACTATCTGTAATTTCAACTTTACCTTCAAAATCAAAGAAAAAATCTTTAGATGGAATATCATGTTCTTCATCTGGGTGGTCTACTCTAAATTCAAATGTACCTACTTTATCTCCCAGATCATGGGTATCTTTAAATACTTTAAATGCAGTTGATGATAACTTATTTGCTAGTGTATCGTATCTACCTTCATTCAATTGTTTAGGGGTATTATCGTGCCAACATTTATGACAAGTGTATAAATCGTCTCCTCCATCTTCTATATCCCAACTCCAACCACAATTATCGCATTCGATTTTATCTCCTACAATTGCTTCTTCTAAACCTTGAGCTAATTCACGAGCATATTGGTTTAAACCAAATGGGTCATTACCTAATTTATCATCAAAACCATGTTTGTGTTTATAT